CTAGCGGTCGGTGGTGAACTCGAAGAGCTTCTCAAGGTATACAGCTCTACGCATCATGCCGGGTCCGGTGCACTCGAAATGCTTTCCCGCACTCGCTTCACCTTTAAAGGCTGACACCAGCTCTTTGTACCTCGTCGCCACAGAAGTGGTCGTCGATACAAGGGCGTCATCTCCACAGATGGAGAACCTTTGAAGGCGTTGCAAACGTGAGGGCATAGCTCTTCGAGCCTCTTCAAGCCAAAACAAGTGAAGAAGAGAAAGCATACACCAGGACGTCGGAAGACCCATCAAGCAACCTCTTGAGGATTGGTGTACTTAACCTTTCCCATAGTCGAGAGACTAAGGACCGTTAAGTACGCGAAGAACGTCGATTTCTAACTTCGACATCTTCCCACTCCTTTCGAGGCCGTTGATGATGGCTGATAACGTGTCAAATGTTATCAAGTCAGTAGCTCGGGTTAGATCTGTAGAGATCACAACCTCCGCTAGGCCCCCGACGAACCTGGCAGCAATCTCCTCTCCAGTTAGGCCTGAGAGAGGTGCATCGCAACCCGGCGTTCGGCGAAGCACACCGATGAGCTTTTGGCGTACGGCGTGCCCAACGACTGTCAAGTGTGCTTACGGGACCGAGACCGTTCGCGTCTTCAATCCTCGCTCACTTAAGCAAGTCACCCGGTGTTTTGGTAATTCACCTGCTTGTAGTGCCGACAGGAAGCGGTGAGTGGCCCATCTTAGAATTGGACCTCTCGCCCCTACCGTCGAACTGCAGGTTTCCGGAATGTTAAGTTCCGGACGAATTTCCGATTGCACGTACTTTAGCAACCCACCCTTAGAGGCAGAGAGCTCCAAACATGATGACCGTGAAGGCCAACTTGAATGGGACAATCCCTACTTCGGAGACGGAAGGTAATTACGTGCCCACCGCCTGACAAACTTGGTGAGCTTGGAGAGAAGCTCCGGGTTGACCGGATCAGGTCGCGATGTCATGTCCTCGAGATGCTACTCCAGCGCCGCAGTTCTCTTTTGTCGAGAGGCGGAGGGAAGAGCTCTACCAATGAAAGAAAGTTAAGCGCGGTCCCGCCCACCATCACCGTTAATATACGATGACCGGTGGCCGGAGGCCACGTTCTTTAACTCTTTCAGGAGTTCTTCTCCCTCCACTGCGGAGGCCGTTGCGAGTGCATACTCGTGGGACTGACGCGCTACCGATCCCGCCTTGCCGGCAGCAGCGTACGCCGCTCGGACAACCCTTTGCGCGAGAGTCTCTTCCTCCTACCTACGCCGGGCCTAGTTGTCTTAGTTTATTCTAAGCACCGGTTCTCCGTCTTCGTCAAGGTTTCCGATCACTCGTGATCGTTCTTCCTTGGCAAGTCGGGCGAACCGCTAGGGCTGGGCGGGATCTCCCGGAACTCGAGATTGTCTCAATCGTTTGAGGTTCTCGAGCCGAGTAATATCCTGCTGTAGGATAGGGGAAGCTTCTTCAAACGCAGGGAAGTCCAGGCTGTACACCAGCTGTTGTGCTGACGTTCTCTGTCCTTTGCGTGACAAGTCTTTCGCTGCCTTCCCGAGTTAC